AATCAAATCAGCGTATGCACTTCTTGATATGAAAGCAGACAAGATGGAAAAAAGGCTGAAGAAGTTGCTGAAGGACATTGTCAAGGTTGTACTTGATGAAATCAATGAAGAACACAAAACAGATTATCAGATTTCAGATGTTGTTTTTGATTTTACCAGGACAACAATGGCAAATGAAACAGAAAACATTGCGAATGAAAAGGTGAAGGCAGACACAAAACAAGTTGAAGTGACCACCATTCTGAATGTTGCTGCTTCTATTGGTGACGAAAAGGCGCTGAAGGCAATCTGTGAAGTTATGGACTGGGATTTTGAAGAACTGAAAGGGGAAATCAAAAAGCTTCAGGAAGAACAGAACACAGCAGCTGCAAAGGCTGCACTTGAAAACATTGTGCCTGAACCTGAACCGCCTAAAGAATAAGGCGGTGATGCGCTATGAATAAACGTCAGAAATTAGTGCAGCAACAGTTCATCAACAATGAAGAAGCTGTCATCAAGCGCTTAAAAACAGTTTATAACGATGCGCTGAAAGACATCACGGCAAAGACAAAGGCACTTCAAGATGAAATCAACAGCATTGATGCAATGATTGGCATGTCAAACAATCCTGACGAAATTGCACAGCTGAAGTCAATGGCACAATCAAAGGTTTATCAAAAGCAATATCAGGATGCTATGAAAAAGCAGATCGGCAGCATTCTTGATAATATGCAGGTCGAAGAATTCAAGACTGTTTCAGGTTATTTACAAACATGTTATGAAGACGGATTCATCGGCACAATGTATGATTTACAAGGTCAAGGTGTTCCGCTATGTTTCCCAATGGACCATGAAGCAATGATCAGAGCTGTTCAGACTGATTCGAAAATCAGTCAAGGCTTATACACAAGACTGGGTGAAGATGTTTCAATACTGAAAACGAAAATCACTGCACAAGTGTCAAGGGGCATTGCAACAGGCATGACATTTCAGCAGGTGGCACAACAGCTTGCATCATATACAAACATCGGCTTCAATAATGCGGTCAGAATCGCACGAACCGAAGGACATAGAATTCAGGTGCAATCAGGAATGGATGCTTGCTACAAAGCAAAATCAAAGGGTGCTGATGTTGTTAAGCAATGGGATGCAACACTTGATTCAAGCACAAGGGAATCACATCAAATGGTTGATGGTGAAATCAGGGAACTTGATGAACCATTCAGCAATGGCTTGATGTTTCCTGGTGATCCTTCTGGTGGTGTAGAAGAAGTTGTGAATTGTCGGTGTGCTTTATTGCAAAGGGCAAGATGGGCGCTTGATGAAGGCGAACTTCAGACAGTGAAAGACAGGGCTGCATATTATGGTCTTGATAAGACGAAGAACTTTGAAGAATTCAAGCAGAAGTATTTGAAGGGCGCTGAAGCTGAAAAAGTGTTGACAAATAATGCAAAAAATGATAAAATGAACTCGCAAAATGGACAAAAGAAGCCTTACACCAAAGTAAAAGTTGAAGACATTCCTTCTATGGATGAAACAAAATTCAACAAAATGAAGAAAAACCTTGAAAAACAAGGTGTGGCTGTCATCCAAGATGCAGATGGTGATGATTTTTTGAAAGGCATGAACGCTGAAGCAATTACACTTTCAGATGGTTCTGCTGTTGTGTTCCAAAGCGGAAGGATCCCCAGCGCTTCAGCAGTCTTTGAAGAAACAATCCATGTATCACAGATCAGAAAAAAGGGCATGATAAAAAGCACAAGCGCAGAACAGGCAAATATTGAATATTTAACAAGAGAAATTGAAGCAAGTGAAAAGCTTCTTCAACACCAAAAAGCCTACGGCTTGACAGAAAAGGATGTTGAAAGTGTTAAAGAAAATCTTGATAAATATTACGAAGATTTTAAGAAGGTGAAGAAGAATGTTTGAAATGAATATTGAAAAGCAATTAAACATTAAAGACAGAACGCTTCTTTTAGGAAAAACGAAGGAAAGTGTTATTCCTGAAGTTGTTTCTGTGGATGGACACACCTTCAAGGTTCTTGGGCGCTCTCTTGGTGTTAAATCGCCATTTATTTCATTAGAAATAGAAAAAACCAACATTGATTTGGTAGGAAAAACAATACAATAACAAGCACTTTGCAAATGCAGGGTGCTTTTTTTAATGCAAACAAAAGGACTGATTCTGTCGGTCCTTTTTTATTTACTTGAAAGAAGGTGGAAAAATGACAACAATTCAAATGATAACAAATGACCAGGTGTTGATTGGTGTGCAGAAGCCAAAAGTTGCATCAGGTGATGTGAATTCTGTTATATTGCACATTGATTTCGATGAAGCTTGGGATAGTTTCATAACGAAAAGCGCTGTGTTCCATACATCGAAAAATACAGCAATCCAAGAAATACTTCTTGTAGATAATGAATGTCTTATTCCAGCACCAATGCTTGCAGAAGAAGGAATTCTTTTCATCGGTGTCAGGGGTGTCACAGCGGATGGTGAAACAGTTAAGACATCAACACTTGTGAAGTATAAGATTGTACAAGGTGCAACAGCCAGTCAAAAAACAATATATCCTGAACTGGATATGTATCAGCAATATTTGTCAGCCTTAAAGAATGAAGCTGATCCTGTTTTGAACGCAATAAAAGCAGAAGTTGATGCCTATCTGACAGAATTTAAAACAAAATTTGAAGCATTAGAATCAAGTTATGCGAAGTCTTGCGATTACAGCAACTTGATAACAACTTTGAATATTGCATCGGCTGACTTGACTGCTGAAAATGAATATTCAACCACAAAGGAACTGGAAGCACCATCAAATTGTTGGGTATCGTTTTATTTTCATGGGTGCATGAATACTTATGCGAAATTATCAGTTGATGGTGTAGCATTACAAACTTTAGATTCGTGCTCATCAAGTACCAGCAAACATTGTGATCACAGCAGTTCATTGTTTTATGTGCGCAAAGGTAGCAAAATACAGCTTTTTGTGGATGCTTCATTTGATTGTTCTGCATGGTGCAAAATCTATGGTTGTATAGAATAAAGGGGGAATGAAAATGTCACATACACACAAAGTGAATGATCGTGATCCATATTTTGAAATTGATGCAGTCACAAGAAAAATAATAAACAAATCAACTTCTAAAGTTTCAGTCATTCAGTATGACCACAATTCAGAACACTTCACATTTTCACTTCCCAGATATATTGAAGACCATGATATGCTTGACTGCACAAAGGCAGAAGTGCATTATATATGTGCAAAAACGAAAACGCCAGGCATATATGAAATGAAAGACCTTGCTGTTGATCCTGAAGATGAAAACAAGGTCATCTGCACATGGGAATTGTCGCAGAATGTCACACTTGAAGCAGGTGCAATCGGTTTTCTATTGCGGTTTTCTTGTGTTGCAGAAGATGGCACAATTGAATATGCTTGGAACACAGCAATTTTCAATGGCATTTCAGTTGCTGAAGGTATTTACAACGCAGAAGCCATTGTCGAACAGTACGCAGATATTTTAGAACAGTGGAAGGCTGAAGTTACAGCAAAATATACTGAAATACAAAGAAGTCTATCTGAACTGGAATCAAATCAATCAGAAATACAAGGAAGCTTGTCAAGAACACGGGAACTCTTGTCTGATTTCAGAGAAGATCAATCAGCAATGTATACCACAGGCAGAATTCTTTTTTCAAATGCGATAAAAGAAAGCGGAAGCGGTAAAGTTATCAGGTTTGATGATGTCAGCCCTATTGAACATAATGTGAAGGTAAAAATCAGCGGTGATGACATAGTTAATATGTCAAGAACTAAAGTTCACACTTTCGGCAAAAATATATTTGGTTTTGAAGAATCATTCAGCGTAACACAGGGCGGTATTACTATTGACTATGACAATGAAACGCAGATTTTTACTTTAAACGGCACACACGAAAAAGGAACAAGTGCATTAGTAATATATTTAAACAAATATTACGCACAGCACACAAACCTAAATATTTTTAAACTGGACAAAAATGAAATGTTCACTTTCACAGTTGAATGTTTAGGCGGTACAGTTTCAGAAGAAAGCAGTACAAACAGCATTTGCATTACAGGTTCAGATGTACCATCGTGGAGTGGTGGCAATTTGGCTGCTGTTAAAATATCAGAAGTAAAAAAACAAATAGTTTCTTTAAAACATGAAGCGTTACAAAACCTTAAGAGATATTTATCAGAAATATAATAAAGCAAATAAATCTAATGAGGGTGTGTGTAGATAAAAATAAATATAATTATAAATTTTTGAGTTATTATTGGGGTGATTAATATGTATATAGATATAAATGATGTTGATTTAAATAATGATTATTTTCATTTTTCTAATATTGAAAATATAGATAGTATTAGTAGGGTGATTTTGAGTAAACCAATGGGGGATATTGTCAAGGCTAGTGTACGTAGGGTAAAATTGAGTACGGTATAGTGTGGCAAGTTGAATACTTTGAGAATAACCAAGCCAAGCACAAGAATTTTGAATTGAATAAAATACGCGATTTTGTTATGCAAAATTTTCCTAAATTATTTCATCAAATGAACGTAATGACTACGGAGGGAGAGTATACTGCGTTGTGTAGTAAAAAAGGTAGCATAAATGTTACAAAAAATTC